ATAAATAAAAAAGTTAGAGTTGAGACACCACACGGTGTTAAACAATTATTAAACGGATAAGAAATGAGCTTGGATAAGAAAATTTTAGCTGAGATTGAAAAATACAATAAAGTAAATCGTTACATAACAGAACAAGAAGCTGCGGCTGTAGCTGCCCCTGAAGATCCTATTGCGGGACAAGCTCCTGCAGATCCCGCTGCAGCAGCACCTGAATCCGCGGCTACCCCTGAAAAGATAGACGTAGAAAATGATCCTGATGTCGAGAAAATTGACATGAAAGGTAAAAGTCAAGAGGGTGAAGAAGAGGGTACTGAAGAATTGGATGTAACAGAACTTGTAGATTCACAAAAAAAAATAGAAACAAAGCAGGACGACTATTTTGAAAACCTATTTAATCAATTGAATTCACTTGAACAGAAACTTTCTGAGATGGATAGTATTATGGCAAGATTGAATTCAATCGAAAACAAAATTGAAAAATATAGAACAAAAACTCCTGAAGAAAGACTTGAACTAAGAAGTTACGATTCCTATCCTTTTAATCAAAAACTTTCACAATTTTTCGACGAAAAAGAAGAGGAAATGGAAAAGACAGGTAAGAGGGACTATGTACTTACACCAGATGATGTAACAGACATCAACCCTTCAGAAATCAAGGATACATTCCAACCAAAACCAGACAATGTAAAAGATTTTGGTTATTAAAAGTAATATACACACAAGAGGGGATTAGGAAACTAATCCCTTTTTTATTTGACACATACCCCAAGTTCAACTATATTTTACATACATTAATAAACAATTTAAAACAGAGTAATCATGAGTGCATTAGATGCCGTATTGGCACAGTACGAAAAAAACAAACAGTCATCGGGCGGGGCCCAATCAAAAATGTCACAAGAGGAAAGAATGAAGAAATACTTCGCTCTTATTCTTGAAGACAAAGAAAGTTCAGGATCAAGAAAAATTAGAATTCTTCCCACACCTGATGGATCATCACCATTCAAAGAAGCTTGGTATCACGAAATCCAAGTTGGTGGTAAATGGCAAAAGTTCTACGATCCAGGAAAAAACGATAACGAACGTTCTCCATTGAATGAAGTCTACGAAGAGCTGATCTCAACAGGTAAGGAGTCAGACAAAGAACTCGCAAAACAATATAAGTCACGTAAGTTCTACATCGTAAAAGTTATAGACCGTGACAAAGAGGATGAGGGACCAAAGTTTTGGCGTTTCAAACACAACTACAAGAATGAGGGTATTCTCGACAAAATCATCCCGATTTGGAGAAATAAAGGTGATATTACTGACCAAGATAAAGGTCGTGATCTTATCATCGAACTGACAAAATCAAAAACACCTAAAGGTAAGGAATACACAACAGTATCAACTATAATGTATGATGATCCGTGTTCTGTTCATCCAGATAAAGATGTGATGAAACAATGGGTCAACGATGAATTGACATGGTTAGATGTTTATTCTAAAAAACCAGTTGAATATCTCGAAGCAATCGCAAGAGGTGAAGTTCCACGTTGGGATAATGAAAAGGGTGGATATGTTTATGGTAACGATGAGGTATCCACGACATCTATGGGTGGAGGAAAATCTTCGACTAACGCAGACCTTCAAATAGATTCTGAGGTTGATGGTGATTTACCATTCTAATTCTTATTATGTTCCCGACATTTGTGTCGGGAACATATTTTCAATACTAAAATATGAATATCAAAAAAAAAATGTACGAATCTCTCGTAAGGAAATATGAGAGTGAAATCTTGGAAGCTGAAGCTGCTTTGATGGTTTATATGGAAAACTCTGTGGGTATCGGAGAACATCCACAACTAATTGAAGAGATGGACAAGTTAGTTGATAAACTTGCCACTGCTTCAGATAAGTTAAATACATTACAACAATTTTTTAAGTATACTTATGGCAATCAAGAAAACTGATTTTAATTCCGTAAAGAAAAAATTCTCAACCTCGGCAAAGTACAAACCACAAAGATTTTTGGATCTTGGATCAAATTTTTTGGATGCAGTAGGACTTCCCGGTCCTGCAATTGGTCATATAAACATGTTCTTAGGTCACTCTGATACTGGAAAAACTACTGGAGCAATAAAAGCGGCAGTTGACGCTCAGAAAAAAGAAATGCTTCCTGTATTCATAATCACAGAACAGAAATGGAGTTTTGAACATGCTAAACTGATGGGTCTTCAATGCGAAGAAGTAGTCGATCCCGAGACCGGAGAAATGGATTGGGATGGTTTTTTCTTATTTAATAACAATTTTAGCTATATTGAACAAATCACTGATTACATCAATCAGCTCTTAGATGCTCAAGAGAAGGGTGAATTGAACTACAGTTTATGTTTTATTTGGGACTCAGTCGGATCTGTTCCTTGCAAAATGACTTACGAGGGTAAAGGTGGAAAACAACACAACGCATCAGTTTTGTCAGATAAAATTGGTATGGGAATCAATCAAAGAATCTCGGGCTCAAGGAAGTCTGATACAGAGTATGAGAACACTCTTATCATTATCAATCAACCATGGGTTGAATTACCTGACAATCCATTTGGACAACCAAAGATAAAAGCTAAGGGAGGGGAATCAGTTTGGTTAAACTCCTCTTTAGTATTTCTTTTCGGTAATCAGAAAGGTGCTGGTACAACAAAGATTACTGCGACTAAAGACAAGAGAACAGTCAAATTCGCTGTCAGGAGTAAAGTATCTGTCATGAAAAATCATATCAATGGTTTAGGGTACGACGATGGGAGAATTATCGTTACACCTCACGGTTTTTTGGCGGGTAAAGATACCACCGAAGAAAAATCTTCTATAGAAGCTTACAAAAAAGAATATGCAGACTATTGGAAAGACATCATCGGAGCTGAAGGCGACTTTGATTTGAAAGAAGAAAAAGAAGATTGACAACCTGTAAAATAGATTATGTGACTAAGACATTATTGGTGGATGGGGATAACCTATTCAAAATTGGATTTCACGGGGTCAAAGAACTATTTTACGACGGTAATCACATCGGAGGAGTATATCACTTCATTAATACATTACGTAGATTTTTAGAGGAGATAGAATACGATAAAGTTGTTGTATTTTGGGATGGTGATTCAAATTCATCCACTAGAAAAAAAATATATCCTGAATATAAGGCCAATCGTAGAGTTAGCATGAACGAATACAAATACGAGTCCTATCTTACACAGAAGGGTAGAGTAAAACAGTATTTGGAGGAAGTTTTTGTTCGACAAGTGGAGATAAAAGATAACGAAGCGGATGACCTGATAGCACACTATTGTTCCGTCGCTACAAAAGAAACAATTACAATATTCTCAGCGGACAAAGACTTGACACAATTAATAAGTCCAAGAGTATCAATTTACTCACCTGTGTCAAAACAGATACACAAGTTCGGAGAAAAAATAAAATTCAAAGATATTGATGTACCTCACGAGAATGTCATAGTGTGTAAAATACTGATGGGGGATAAGTCAGATAATATTGATGGTATTGAAGGTTTAGGTGAAAAAACATTGGTGAAATTATTTCCACAAATGTTGGAAAAATCATGCACAGTCGAAGAAATTATTGATAATGTACGAAATATCCCACAACAAAAACCTATAAAAGTTATCAATAATATTTTGACTGGAAGAACAAAAAAGGGTATACTTGGAGAAGAATACTACCGAATAAACAAACTGATTGTGGATTTAAAAAATCCACTAATTACAGATGAAGGAAAACAACTTGTTGAGTCCATTCATACTGAAGAACTCGATCCCACAGATAGGGGATATAAAAACTTGATGAAATATATGATGGCAGATGGATTATTCAAATACCTACCAAAAAACGATGAAGCGTGGGTCAATTTCCTCAAACCATTTATGAAGTTGATACGAAAAGAAAAACGAAAAAACAAAAACTAATAAAACATGAAAGAGCAAGATCAAGTTAAGATGGAATTCCTTCTTACACTTAATGACAACATTGTCGTCCAAAGATTTTTTAACGTTAGAGGTTACAATCCAAAGGCAAGACTATCAACCGACTTGTACGAGTACATGTATGGAGTTAAAGAAACTCTTCACCAATACCTGAAGATGAAGACTGTTGTCTATATGTTAGACAATAAGGAGGCAATCATTCATGACCAAAAAATCATGGAGACCTCTTTTACAGAAGGACCCGAAGTTTTTCATCTTTATGTAAAAGTTGGAGATGAGACAATTTGTCATAGAATTTTTGATGGAAAAAATTATCCTCCAAAAGTTCGTTATACAGTGGATGTAAGACCATATTTGAAAGAGATCCTTTCATCACTGACTGACATTTTTTCAAAAACAGAATTAAATCACGAATACTGTGGAATTGAGTTAGTATAGGAGGTATTTATAAATTCAAGGGTAGTGGGGACATACATATATGCAAAAAAATTTCGATTATTTAGGTAATACATTTCAGGTTCAATTAATCAATCAGATTATAGAAGACAAGGAGTTTTCACAGACGATAGTAAATGTCTTGGAAACTTCTTATTTCGACAACAAATACTTTAAAATGATTGTTGCGATGGTAAAGGAGTATTACACGAAATACCAATCCACCCCAACCTTCGAAACCTTGGAACAGATTGCTAAATCTGAAATCTCGACTGAGATGGTCCTGAAAATAATTTTGGATACAATCAAACAAGTAAAAGACGCCCCTTTTGACGGTAGCATTTTTGTACAAGAAAAAGCTTTGAAGTTCTGTAAACAACAGGAGTTACAGAAAGCAATGAAACAAGCTCAGAAAATAATCGATGAAGGTGATTTCGAATCCTATGACAAAGTTGAAGAACTAGTTAGAGATGCTATCCAAGTTGGAGAACGTGAATTGGGTACTGGAGATGTTTTTGCTAATTTAGATGTGGTTTTAGATGAGGATTTCAGATCACCAGTACCGATGGGAATTAGAGGTATTGACAATCTTCTTAAGGGTGGACTAGCAAAAGGTGAGATTGGTGTGATACTTGCGCCTACCGGTGTCGGTAAAACAACTATCCTGACAAAAATAGCTAACACAGCATTTAACATGGGTTTCAATGTTGTTCAAGTATTCTTTGAGGACAATCCAAAAATTATACAAAGAAAACATTTTACAATATGGACAGGTATAGAGCCTGATAAACTTGTGTTACACAAAGAAAAAGTATTTGAGAAGATAGATGAAATTCAAAACTCAATGAAAAACAAATTGATTCTAAAAAAACTTCCATCTGATTCACTTACAATGTTACAAATAAAAAATCAAATCCGTAAAATGATAGCTGATGGTAATAAAGTAGATTTGGTTGTATTGGATTACATAGATTGTGTAATGCCCGAAAAAGTTTTGGGTGATGAGTGGAAAAGCGAAGGATCAGTCATGAGACATTTTGAAGCCATGTGTCACGAACTTGGATTAGTCGGTTGGACTGCAACACAAGGTAATAGAAGTTCAATTTCATCTGAAGTTGTAACAACCGATCAAATGGGTGGATCAATTAAAAAAGCTCAAGTCGGACACGTAATCATTTCTGTAGCTAAAACTCTTCAACAGAAAGAGTTAAATTTAGCTACGATTGCGATTACTAAGTCTCGTATTGGTAAAGATGGTGTCGTTTTTGAAAACTGTAAGTTTAACAACGAACTTTTGGAAATTGACACCGATACTTCTGTAACCTTTTTAGGATTTGAAGAACAACAAGAACAAAAAAAATCGGATCGAGTCAAAGAACTTCTCGATAAAAGAAAGCAAAGAGAAGAACAAAAAAAAATAAATTAAATATCTCTTCGTTTGAAAAAAAAACTAAAAAAAACGGAGATTTTTTTATTCAAAATCGGGTAGATTAGATGATGGACCTATATTTATCATTTAAAATCCTCGATTTTTTCATAAATTAGTATTTATAAAAATTCACAAAAAAATGGACATTTCAAACCGAATTCTCTCAGACATCACAGTGTACATGAAATACGCTAAGTATATCCCTGAGTTGAAGAGAAGAGAGACTTGGCAAGAGCTCGTAACAAGAAACATGCAGATGCATATTAAGATGTATCCCAAATTAGAAAAAGAAATTCGTGAGAACTACATGTACGTTTACAAGAAACAAGTTCTCCCATCTATGAGATCAATGCAATTTGCAGGGAAACCAATTGAGATATCACCCAACAGAATTTACAACTGTGCATTTGTTCCAGTTGATGATTGGAGAGTATTCTCAGAAATCATGTTCCTTTTATTAGGTGGAACAGGTGTTGGTTACTCAGTTCAAAAACATCACGTAGAACAAATACCAGAAATTAGAAAACCAAACAAAGATAGAGGAAGAAGATGGTTGGTAGCTGATTCTATTGAAGGTTGGGCAGATGCCGTTAAGGTTTTAGTCAAGTCTTATTTCTTCGGTGGTTCAAAGATTGAATTTGATTTTTCTGACATAAGACCGAAAGGTGCCCGTCTTGTCACATCAGGAGGTAAAGCTCCTGGTCCTCAACCATTGAAAGAGTGTCTTATCAAACTTGAAGGTATCTTAGATTCAAAAGAAGATGGAGAAAAACTAAGACCGATCGAAGTTCACGATATGGTATGTCACATAGCTGACGCAGTTCTTGCTGGTGGTATCAGAAGAGCGGCACTTATCTCTTTATTCTCTGCATCGGACGATGAGATGATTGGATCTAAGAGTGGATCATGGTGGGAAACAAATCCACAAAGAGGAAGAGCTAACAACTCTGTAACTCTTATGAGACATAAGATTGATAAAGAATATTTCATGGATTTATGGAAGAGAATCGAAGTAAGCGGAGCTGGTGAACCCGGTATTTACTTGAGTAATGATAAAGATTGGGGAACAAATCCTTGTTGTGAAATTGCACTTCGCCCATTCCAATTTTGTAATCTTACAGAGGTGAACGTATCAAATGTCGTATCACAAGAGGACTACGAATCAAGAGTTAAAGCAGCATCATTTATTGGTACATTACAGGCAGGATATACTAATTTTCATTATCTTAGACCAATATGGAAAAGAACAACAGAAAAAGACGCTCTTGTTGGAATCTCTATGACAGGTATTGGATCAGGCGCGGTTATTGGACTTAATATGAAATCTGCGGCTAAAGTTGTCAAAGAAGAAAACGAAAGAGTTGCAGACCTAATAGGTATCAACAAAGCGGCTAGATGTACAACTGTAAAACCCGCGGGTACAACATCACTTACACTTGGTACATCTTCAGGTATTCACGCTTGGCACAATGATCACTACATCCGTAGAGTGAGAGTAGGCAAAAACGAAGCAATATATTCTTACCTAAAGAATAATCATCCTGAACTTATCGAGGACGAATATTTCAGACCACACGACACAGCGGTCATTGGCATACCACAAAAATCCCCCGATGGAGCAATAATCAGAAACGAATCACCAATTCAATTATTGGAAAGAGTAAAAAAGGTACACCTTGAGTGGGTAAAAGGAGGTCACAGAACAGGAAGTAACACACACAATGTATCGGCAACAATCTCAATCAGAGAACACGAGTGGCCGGCTGTTGGGGAGTGGATGTGGGAAAACCGAGATCACTACAATGGACTTTCAGTTTTACCATACGACGGTGGAACATATATCCAAGCTCCATTTGAAGATTGTACAAAAGAAAAATACGAAGAGTTATTAAAACCACTCAAAGACATTGATCTTTCAAAAATTATTGAAGTTGACGATAATACTGATCTCTCAGGCGAAGTAGCTTGTGCGGGAGGTGCCTGTGAAATTGTAATGGCATAATGACAGACGAAATAAAGAAAAATCATGACGGGGAGAAGAACGAACTTCTCCCCTCTGATTTTTATATGGAAGGTACAAGAAAGGTTTATACTGAATATTGGCACATCAAAAGGGGGGTTTGTTGTGGATCAGTATGTAGACA